CCATAATCAGAAACATATAAATATTGATTATTATGTAATTTAATTCTTATTGATGTTTTATTAGTTTTTTCATTAATACCAGCACGAATCTCATGTGATTTGAGATCAATATTATGAAACTCATAATATTCTAATATATTTTGTATATGTGTAGGATTATCTATGAGTTTTTGTTTGATTTCAGTTATCACAAAATTCGCTCCATCCATATAATTTATGTAGTCAAATAATTGAATTTATCCTCCAATTTTTCCATGTTTCGGTCTCGAATATGCAGATTCAGTAAATGTTCCTGTATTTCCATTAAATTTTAGAAGCATGGCTACTCCTGTATCACTTGAATTTTCCCCATTTCTATTTTTCTCAAAGAATAACATTCTATAAACTGCTGTTGGATCTGGTTCATATTCTTCTTCACACCATTTATTTTGTATTTTTACTCTTTTAAATGGTTTACAATAATACCTACTACTTTTGTCTAATTCATCTGAAAATACTGGTCTAATTAATAATAATGTTTCTAATATTTCTTTTATTTGTTTTGATTGACTTAATGTTGAAGCATCTAAAAATAATATTCCAAATAATGCTTGTGCTAATTGAATATTTGCTAATCCTATAAGGTTATATTTTTTAGCAAGTTTATCTAATTCTCTAGAATCTTTAATTAAATTTAACCAGTTTTGATCTCCTTTCATATTTGTTAATTCTGATTTAAATGTATCGTAGACAAAACAATCGAATCCATGAGACAAAGCATAATATCTTACTTTCTTTTTTACTAAATTAATGTCTGCATCTGCTATTTGAATAAATTTAAAATATTTACTATATTCTTCATTCCATAATTTTTGTGCTTTTTTTATATATTCTTTATCTATATCTGTTAATTCATTTTTATTTTTTATTTTTCTTTTAGTTACTTTAAAATATTTAAACTTTTTAGCAAGTAACCATGTAATAAATTGAATCTTAAATACTGTACTTTTTTGTTCATTTGTAATAATTAATGTTTTTTTCTCTTGTGAAGCTAATGCCATCAATATTGTAATAATTAATGTAGTTTTCCCAGAAGAACTAAACCCACCTAACATATGTAATGCTCCTGATAATAAACCACCTATTTGATTGGATATATAAGGAAAACACATTACATTATTTCCATCACAATCCACTCCACACGTATTAAATGGCACACCACTTTCTAATCCTGATTGTACTTCTTCAATAAATTCATCTGTAATATCAAGATTACCTTCTTCTATAATTTTACTGCTATTTCTGGTTGAAAATGTTGATAGTTTATTTTCATAATATTCAATAACACTTTCACTATCCATTTTCCTAAATAAATCTAATGGAATAATATTTTTAACGTCTTCTTCTACGGCACTTAACAAATTAAATCCACTATTATATAAATTAATTATAATGTTTTCTCTGTATAAAATATCTAAATATGTATCCCAATTTTTTTCATTAATTATATCAATTAGATTTTGTATTGTATTCCATCCACCTCTATTTTGAAAACTTTCTTCAATTGTTTCAGACACATTAGATAGAATAGTTATTTCATCGATAGAAGGGAATCCTTTAGACCTTATATTTTGAATTAAAGCAAAATAAAATCTACCATCTATTGATAAAAAATCTTCAATTTTAAGATTACATTCATCAAGTAATAAAATATCTTTGAATAAACACGAAATAACATTACCTTCTATAGTAATTCTACCCTTGAGAAATTGTTCAGGATATTTATTACATCCACTAATAAAATCACTCAAATTATCCCTCCAATTCTTTTATATATTCTAATAGATTTTTTTTACGTTCTTTTGATTTATAATTAACTTCAATTATTTCAATATACGATTGCCTAATTGCTTCTGGTTCTTTTAATTTATAATCTTGCAAATTATTATTAAGTATCGTTATAAAATATCTAATTTTTCCGTATTCACTACTAAAATCTTTAGACATTACTTTTTCTAAGAAATTAATATTATCCATTAAATATGAATTAATTTTTTTATATGTATAAATTTCTGCAATTATTTTTAATTCTTTAAATAATGCAGTATTTGTTATAGTATATCCAAATATTTTATTAATGTTTTCTATACAATTTATTCTATTTTCTTTTTCTTCCCTTATTAATAGATAATCTTTTTCAGTACAATAGTATTCATTTTTACCATTAATAATAACTTTAAATGCAGTATTTCGTTCTATTTTATTGTTTTCATGACATTTACATTTAACTAATATAATTATCACTACCTTATTAAAATTTAAAAAATAGAGAGAATTATATTCTCTCTATTAAATTATATACTATTCAAAATATGTAATATTTCTTCAAATACTTTTGTTGGTAATGCAAGATCAAATTTTGATGTACCATTTTTCTCTAAAATATCTTTCACTGATTGTTTCTGTTCAGGATTAGCAGTCTTATAATGACTAGTAATTTTTTTAACTAATTCTTTATTCTTTTCTTCATCAGATACATTATCTAATTCTTTTTTAATTTCTTTAGATTCAATTATACGTTCAGTTTCTTGTTTTTCTTTTATTTGTTCTAATTCTTTATTAGAAACTTGACCATGATATTTTTCATGTTGTTTTTTAATTGCATTTATAATTGTATCAATAAAAATATTTGTATCAAATTCAATTTTAGGTTCAATATCTATAAAGTGTGATTTTACATCAATTGCATATTCTTCATCTCTGAAGACAATTACTCTACGTTCAGAAGCAATTCTTCCTACTTGTTTATTTTTCTTACTAAATGCATCTTTAACTGTCTCAATATCGTTCATTTCTCTTTCAATATACGCACAAGCAACAATATTTACTTTATCTTTAATAGCATTGTAATATTTAGCTTCTAAATTTGATGTAAGTTGTTCAAATTCAATATCTGTCATCATATCTTTTTTATTTTTTTGTTTTGTATGTCCAATAAAGAAAAGACAAAATCCTGCATCCCTTAATTTAAATAAATCAGTCACAACTAAATCTACTACTCTATTTTCTCCTGCTTGAAATCCTCCATAGGCTTGTTTAATTGATTTTACTCTTTTTTCTGGAACAACAGAAGCATTAAATGTATTAACTACTTCTTCTTCTGCAAGTCTAAATAATTCATCTACAGTATCAATAGCAATTATTCTTAAATCTTTATAATCTTCATTACGATATTTTGTTAAATCTTCAACCATTTCTTTTAAGTCTTCCCATGTTTCTGCTCTATCTGATAAAACTCCTCCTAAATGATCTGGTTCAGGTTCTTGACCAACTGTTAAAATCATTACTCCATCTTCACCATAGAGAGTTTTACCAACTTCATATACTAAAGTACTCTTCCCGATCCCGGCGATCCCATCTAATAAATAACTATAATTAGCAAAATCAATTTTGACTTCTTTTCTTTTACCTACTTTTCTTCTTGTCATAAATTTTAATCTCCTTTTATTTTATTTTTATTAAAAGGGGAATTTCACCCCTTTATTTTAATTATTATAAATTTAAATCTAATTCATCAAATATATCTTCATTTTCTCCTTCTTTATTTTTATCATCTTTTTCTTTCTTTATTTCTATTGGAGTAATAATAAAATCTTGGTTTTGATATGCTGTATCTTTTTTTCCTTTTGAATAACCTTTTGCAGCATTAATAACTACCATTTCTCGTACAGGATCGCCATAAATATTTCCACCAGTTTCTTTCTTAATATCTTCTCTAATTTGATCCATTGTCATAGCTTCTAATTCAAGCATTTCACGTTGAAAATCATTTAACATATCTTCTGTAATTTCCATTTTTTGAGCACCATCTAGTATTTTTACTTTAACACCAAATTCTTTCCAAGATTTATCTTTAACAGTAAATTGCTTTACAAATAAATCATTTACTTTTTTAACTTTTTCATCTTCATTTGAAAAATCAATAGTTAAAATTACTGGACAAGGAATATTAGTTTTTCTTTGATTATCATAATCTCTAACATATGTATTAACATAATATTTTTGTGTTTTCTTAAATAAACTATCATCTAAACTATCTTTATTAAAAAATACTGTTAATTGACCTGTTGATGATGGTTTAGCATCTTTTTCAGTTAAATAAATTCTAGCAGGACTTAATTTCCTATAAAATTTTCCATTGTATTCTGAATAAACAATATTCCCAGTAACTTTAAACATTCTTTCATTAATTTTACCTGAAGAAATTAATTTATAAAGGTATTCTGAAAAATCAGATTCAGCAAGAAATTCTTTACGTTTCTTTTTACTATCTTCACATGCTTTTTCGATATCTTCTACTCCTAAATTTTCAAGTTCTCCATCTTCTAATGAACCATCTTTATATTTTTCTAATGCTTTTTCTAATTTAAATCTACGCCCAGGTTCTTCTAAATCAAT